ACCAAACCGAAGAACCCGATCAGTCCTTCGAGGCCCTCGATGAGGGAGCCGACGAAGCCGGGGCGATGAGGCTCGGTACCGTCCGTGCCGAAGTAAGTGCGACGTGCGAGACCGTCGAGGTAAGTAATAAAGCGCTTCATGACGCCTCCGAAAAATGAAAAAAGGCATTCAGATGCCGCCGAAGGAGAGCGCCACATGGAAGTGGCCGGCGGCACGTGAATGCCTTCTGGTTGGTTGGTGAGTGAGTGAGGGAGGGAGCCGGGGTGAACGCAAAAGCCTCTCGCCTGCAGATGCCCCGGCTTTGAAAACCGTCGATACATGAGACGGTCCGCGCCATATCTGCGTCACGCCGTTTGCCCTCGAAGTCGTTACGGAAGTGCCTGGATGAAGCGCTCGATGTTTTTCGCGACCGCTTCGTATTTCTCAGGCGTTCGCAGTTTCGACAGCACGTAGGGGTCTGTGAACATGTAGAAGCTGAGCGCAGCGGCGAACGCTCTGCAATCAACACTGAGCCGGCAGATGTCTTCGGCGGTCGGCTTCTTGATGCCGAGCCCGAGGAAGTACCCAGCGGCGAAGGTCTCAAAGTCTTTGATTTTTTGCATGATGTTCAGGCAATAAAAAGCCCCCGGCGTGTGCCGAGGGCTGTATGAACAAGGTGTTTAGAGCGTGAGATCTGGTGATTACTTTTCTTCTTTTACGTCGTTACGCCATAGTTTTGGCATAAATGAACCGATGAGCGATGCTGTCGGGACAGCCAAGAACGCGCATGTCACGATTGTTGGTTTGTCCATGAGCGCGCAAACGATGGCGCATAGAACGCAGGCAAGGGAAATGGCCAGACCGATGTTCTGTCCTTTTTTCTGTGCCTCAAGAGCTCCAGCGCTTTCTTTCGCTGCTATGTCAACAAGAGTGGATTTGTTTTTGGCATCCTGATCGATGGCAGAGTGTCGAGCATTTTGTTCGGCCTCGGCCATTCTGACGATTCTGTCTGCGATGCCAGGGAGAATATTCTCGTACCGCGCCAAAATGTCCGGGTGAGGCAAAGGTCCCTCAAAGGTTTCGGATTTTGCCGCGATTAGCTGAGTTTGAGCCTCTGTCTGGACGTCCGGCACATTGCCTTTACTGTCGGTAATCCGTTCTGGCTGCGTCGAGCTCTTTTCTTGCATAGGCTACAGCTTTATCGAAGTCTCTTTTAATGTTGATCATGTCTTCTGCAGGTGAGCGGTAAGACGTCTCGAACAGGCGACGATCAATTTTCGTTCGCACACGAGGCGGGTTCAAGGCTACAAAAGGAGCTACCAACCCATCGCGCACGCCCTTCATGAAATTCGTCATGAGCGATGTGTTTAACTTAGTCATGATGTTCCATCCCTGAAATCGGGGCTCGTCGTATAAGGTAGCCTCATCTTACCCGCTGTAGGTGCGGATGTAAACCGCGTGGCCGTCCTTTCTTGTGAAAGCTGGTTCAAGCACCCTCGCAAGTCGATGACTCGGTATTCGGTTGAGTGGGAAGCGAAGGCGCTTGAATCGGCTCCCTCCTTTGGTTGTAAGCTAAAGACGTCGGGATCTAGCAGTTTCGACGTTTGTTTAACCAACTCCCAAAGGAGGGAAGATGCAGCCAATAACAAAGCTAATATTTACTGGCGTGGATGGCTCTAAGTACAAATTTGATGTGTACCCCAGAGGAATCCGTGTTAACAAAGGTCCTGCCGTTTATTCCTTTTTGTCGAAAGTAAATGGCAATTACCACGTCCTCTACATTGGCCAGACTATTGATTTGTCTGAGCGCCTTGCAAACCATCACAAGTGGGATGAGGCTATTCGACATGGCTTTGAATATTTGGCCATTTGTCGTTCCGTCACTTCTCGTGATCTTGACCGCGTTGAGGCAACTCTGATTCAGCGGTACCGTCCTCGTTGCAACGAAGTGGTTCCCCGCTAACGGGACAAATAACCGCGTCGAACGCCGTCCACGCTGCGGCGATTGCGTAAATCAAACGCACGTCGTCGTGCGTGGTTGGCGTTACCACCAGGCGCTTGTCGATTATTTCTACATCCATTGTTATCTCCTTTAGAAAGCCCACCTAAGCCCTCTCGGTGGAAAGGGCTTAGATCGGCTTTCGATCAGGTCGCGGCTGCGCTCGTTCAGCGCTCAGGCCGCTCGGTGCATCGCACTCTGCTTCGTTTCGGCTGATCCTGATCTAGCTCGTGGGGCGAGCATCCGTCGCTTTCAGGTGGTCCCCAACCCAACCGCACTGGAAGATACCTTCCAGCCGTCCGCTCACTTTTCATGCGCGACCTTTGCGACTACCGTTCCGTCGCGTGATGCGCTCCCGACAGACCCTTCTGTCCAGAATCGCGTCCGTTTGGCGGGCGGTCCCCGACACAGCTAAGTGCCGAGATTCGGACATCGCTGCAGTCCCTTTCTCTCGCGCCGTGCCGCCGCCGAGGCTCCTTGCTCGGGAGGGCGGGGTTTCGTCCGCGGGAGGGGGCGCTGTAGCGCGCCGAGAGTTTGTAGAACAAGTGAAGTAAAACTTGAAAATACATCCAAGTTTGCCCTTGTTGCGTACAGGTACAACCTTAAACCATTCATGAAGAAATTTCAAGTAAAACCTTAATATGTTGAAGGTGTCTTAGGTGAAACTCTTGACTTACGTCAAAAGAGGTGGGCGTAACAAATAAAAAAAGCCCCAGCGCAAGGCTGAGGCTTTGAGGTTTTAGCGAACCTTTATAGGGTACGGTTGAGGTCTATCACCCTTCCGTAGATCCTGATCCGATTACATTCATCACCTGTGTAGGTTTCTGGCGGATACCGCTTCTCGTTATCGCTGATGACGGTGATTCCGTCTTTGCAGGTTTGAAGGCGCTTGATCTTCATGGCTCCGTCAATCGAGATGACATACACAGCGCCGTCGATGATGTGGACGCAGCCGACTTCTGGGCAAGGCTCCTCGATCCACGTGACGCGATCGTTGTCAAAGATGAACGGTTCCATGCTATCCCCGTACACGCGAGCACGCTTGCATCGGGATGGCGTCGTATGGTGCTTCTGGAAAAAGCTGTCAGGGTATAGACACGGGGTAACTTCTGTGAGCTCTTCCCACTCGGGCTCGGCACACGGGCCGCCGTGCGCACGGAGCTCAAGGCGATACTCCTTGATTGCGGAGAAGCCCGCCGGGATGTCCGAGCCAGGAGTGTATGCAGCGATCCGCTGTGAGGGCTGCATGCCCTCGCCGGTAGCCAGCCACGCAGCTGACACACCAAGAAACTCTGCGACCTTCTCAAGACGTTCCGCGCGCGGTCGCGTGGACTTCGTCTCCCATTCGGCGACGGATTGGTAACTGATGCCAAGGACGTCTGCGATCTCTTGTCTAGACGCGCCAGACGCGGTGCGGGCTTGATGAAAACGCTCTGCAAAAGTGGTCATGGTGAGACTCCTATTTCTTGTCCATGATTTCAGGACTTGCCTTAAAAGTCAATTCAGGATTCGCTTGAACTACTCTAAGGTTTATGGTAAGGTTTTACCTGAACTATTTTTAGGAGTTTCTTTATGCCTGACAAGACGAAAAGGAAGGTCGGCTATGAGCTTGCTCTTGACGCGGTCGGTGGGAATGCCTCTGAACTAGCTCGACGTGCAGGTGTCACTCCGCAGAGTGTGTTTCTGTGGAAAAAGTCCGGCGTCATCCCCCCGAAGCGGGCGAAGGTGCTGGAGTTGACGATCGGCATTCCTCGAAAGCTTTTGAATCCGGGTGTGTTTGGCTAGGGGCCTGCTATGGGATACAAGAGTGCTTTTCGTGTTCGCATGAGCGACATAGATGACGGAACGCTCGTTGACGTCCTTGAGGCAATTGCTTGCTTTGTCAACGAGAAAGAACCGAGTGTCGGCTGCTATCCGTCACTTGAGACGATCATGCGTGTGTCGCGCAAATCAAAACCCACGGTTCGAGCTGCGATCAAGGCTCTTCGCGAGAAAGGGTTTCTGTCCTTTGAACAGGAGGCGGGCGAGAAGCGCATCTACTACCTGAACCTAGATCTTTTGCCCGAGGCTGAACAAAAAGTTAACCGGGTCAACAATCCAACCGATGAAAAAAGTTCACCGGGTAAAGAAGTTAACCCGGTCAAGAACTTCACCGAGGAGGGGCAAAAAGTTTACCCGGAAGGGGGTAAAGAACTTACCCCAGAGGGGGACAAAAACTTTACCCCGAAAAGGGAAGAGAAAAGGGAAATAGAACAGGGAAGTAGAACAGGGAATAGCTTGCCCGCGCAAGCGCTGTGGGAAACCGATCTTCTTACCAACGACGGTAAAAAGGTCGAAAAGCCAAAGGCGACAAGAGCCAAGCCAAAGACAAGCTGCCCATTCTCGCCTGACGACTCTATCCCGCCTGAATACCTTGAGTACGCACAAGCAAAGCATCCAAGCATCAACGCTCAGACGGAGTTCACCAAGTTCGTCAACTTCCACATCTCGAAGGACAACAAGTTCAGCAATTGGCTGGCTGCGTGGAGGACGTGGGCGACGAAAGCAGAGGAGTTCGCAAAGAAACCCCCAACCTACACATCCAACCGCTTCGTAGAGAAAAAGCAATCTGAACGCAATTACTCACTTGACTGGTGAATCAATGACCAAGACTCTTACTCAGCTTTCCATCGGCATTACGGTGCCGGCCTCTAAGGAGGTCTCGTTTGACTGTCCTATCCACGGCCTCCAGACGTACACCACCTATCAGCGTCCTGACGGCTCGTGGGCTGATCCGTACTGTCCTGAATGCAAGCGCATTGTCTCCGAACGTGAAAGCCTTCTGGAGATCCTTCAGGCCGACGCCAAGCAGCGTGCTGTTGAACTCGCCCGTCATCTTCACTACGAGCGTCCTTTGGACTTCGACACTCCGACCTTTGAGAACTACATCCCAGAAACCACGGAGGAGGAAAAAAACCTCGCAATCTGCCGCCGGTTTGCCGAGTGTTTTACTGAACGAGAACTTGAGCGTGAGAGGGCGCATAACGCTCAAGATCAGTTCTGGCGAAAGAAGAACTCAACAGGCCTTCTTCTCTTTGGCAACTATGGCACGGGCAAAACGCACCTTGTTTACTCGATCCTGAAAGAACTCGATCGACAGGGATTGCCTGGCTTTTACATCACGATTCCCGACCTCTTTGACCGTCTCAGCGATCGAACGAATCAAGTTGACAATGCCGCTGTACTGGCAAAGCTGTGCATGGTTTCCTGTCTCGTACTGGACGAGATTGGTGTGCAGTCCGGTTCGGAATACGAAAAGAAGCGCCTTTATCAAATCATCGATGGCCGGATCAAAAACGGTCGTCCAACCATTCTTTTAACAAACCTCGATCACATCGAGCTGGGAAGACTGTTGACCGAACGCGTCCTCACTCGCGTCACTCAGTCGACTTACAAGCTTCTGTTTACTGGACGCTGCCGACGTGAGCCTGTCCGCTGTTCTGCTGAGGAGGTGTTCTGATGGATCAGACAGTTTTGACGGTTGAATATATGAACGAAAGAAACAGAGCCTTGACCAAGGCAGGTGAGGGCATTGTCGCCGCTCGCAAGAGCCTCGATCAACTCGAAGAAGCCCTGAGAGGAACCGTCTCGGGCAAGTTCCCTGACATCGGGCAAGTGGCAGACACGACGCACAGGCTTCGTGAAGAGATCGACCAGATTCTGATCGGCCTGGTTGAGTCGAGCATGGTTAAGCCAGAAAGGAGGCTTTGATGATCCTCGATGAGTTCACCGGTCGCAACTGCAAGCGAACCGAATACATCGACGCCCGCGGACGGCACTGGATCGTGCGCACGGACCCGGTCTTCGTTGAACGCAAGCTCGACCGATACGAGACGACGCTGCTACTTCACCTCGAGCACTGCAACGTCCCACATCGCCGCGCCACCAGCGCAACGAAAGAACGCGCACTCATGAAGCACGATGCCTTTGTCGCACGGCTCCAGCGCGAAGACGCTAAGTCTATTCAACAGGAGGAAATCTGATGGACTGGACCGTGATCCTTTTGTCGGTCGGCTGTATCGGCAACAGCGTGGGCGTCGTTTGTTTGGCCGTGACCATCTGGA